AATCCTGTCCAGGTTACTCATCGCCCACTGCATCTGGGCGATACTGCTCCTGTCAATGCCCCTCATGCGTTGACCCCTCAGCGCAGACCCTGGGGTTCCCAACGGATCATCCTCGACTCGGCCTTGACCAGCCTGGGGGTAAAAATACGACGCCGAAGGCTCAGCAGGGATCGACCTATACTCATTCTGATCCTGCCATGTCATCCGGGGTGTCCGGAGACCACCATCGCCGGGGAGATGGATACCAGTCTCCAGCGTGGCGTATTGGTTCCTTCCACCGCGCCTGCCACCTCGCCGCCTACCAGGGAGTCTATAGGTGCTCATTGGGGACTGAAGGCTATTCCCGGGAACAAGGAGTCCGGGGTTTGCAAGTTCGGGATCCACATCTGCCGGAAGGCTATTCTGCCTAGCAGTTAAGAATCTGTCCTGCGTAGCACCACCACCCCTACCACCGGCGAGGCCCATATTCCGCCTCGCCCTATTTAGATGTTCCCTATTAGCCAGAATATTCTGCTGGCTAACCATGGGATTCTGTTGGCTCGGTCCAACTGCTCCACCTTGGCCCATTTCCTATGGCCCCCCCATCGCTACTTCGTGGGCCGCGAGGCCCTGATGGCCCGAGAGACCTGGCTGGTCAAACGGGTTGAGCGGGTTGGTCCCAGGCATAGTCGGCGGCTGCCAGGGCGGAATGTTCATCCCAGGCGTCCCGGGCGGGGGGAGGTTCAATTGGGGTTGAATCCGTCCAGTAAACATGCCCGGTGAGAAGCCTCCGAACAGATCTGTCGGGGTTGAAAGTATTCCACCCTGGATCGTATTGGCGGCGGCCAAATTCTCCGGACGGGCGAATGCGCCCCAGGGATCCTCGGGCCCAACGGGTGCCGGTACCGGGCCCGTCACCGATGGCATGTTCGGCTGAACAAACTGAGACGGGATCTGGGGTAGGGCAGGTGCTGCCGGAGCAAACCCAGGATTAGTGATATTCACCGCTGGTGCGGGCTGGGTGGGCATTGGGGTAATGGGGCTCATTACCGGAGGTGCCCAATTTCTTATAGCGTCCGGGTTTACCAGATCCCCACCGAGGCCCATAGCATCAGCAACGGGGTTAGTGGGACTGGCAGCCGGAGCGCCCCAGCCACCCGGGGGTGACCAGTCTCTCACAGCATCCGGATTTACAAGGTCTCCCCCGAGGCCCATGGCATCGGCAACGGGGTTGGGAGCAGCCACAGGGGGAACCACGGGGGGAGCCTGGAACCTGGACCCACCGGGGAGAAAGCTCTCATTCAGTGCATCAATATTGCGCTGTCTGACCATGGGGCCGCCAAGATCCGTACCCGCAAGTGCACTTACCGGGACATTCCCAACATCACCCCTCACTCCCGGGGTCATGGGGCGGGGTGCCATCGTCACACCCTCTCCAGTCATTGGATCCTGGGCCACCACTTCCGCTGCTTCCTGGGGACCAAAAATGCCACTCAGGTAGGCGAGTGTCTGATCCGGGTAATTGGCCATCATGTAATTCATTGTATTCATGATGCCCGCATAGGGACTCATTGGAGGCTGACCCATACCTGACGCGCCCAACATGGAGTACAGGGCCATCATCTCATTGAAACCCGCAGAGCCTTCCTGGGGCGGAGGGGGAGTCCAGCCCCATCCCGGGGGGCCGCCGTAGCCGCCGTAGCCGCCCATCGGCATTCCCCAGGGGCTGCCGTAGCCGCCCATCCCACCACCGAGGTTGTTGTTGATGATATTCTGGGTGCCGCTACCCCAGCCGCCGCCACCGCCCGTGTAGCCGGGTACCTGGGACCTGTACGGATCTACGTATCCCTGGCTAGGAGCCTGGTTCATCATGTAGGGGTTGTAACGACCCGACATACCGCTAGTGCTGGGTTGTGTATTGGCTAGGGAAGAACCAGAACTAAACTGGGTAAAGGGATTCGTGTCCCCAAAACCGGTACTGAATCCACCTTGAGTGTCCTGTCCTTGTCCCATCTTGTCCCTCTATCCTAGTAGTAATCCACTTTTTTGGGTCTGAACTTTTCCTCCTCCTCATCCGAATCCAAGGGGACAAACCCACCTTGGCGGAATCGGAGCAGGGCTTGGGTTGAGGAGTCCACCAGATCGTCGTGTTCGCCGACCGGGAAGGAGGCGAACTCCTCAACCACTTCCTCGGCAAATCTCTTCTGTGGTTTCCAAACTGTGCCGGATGCGAACAGATCAGCGACCGCGTTGACTCGGGCGATCTTGTCGTTGCCGCGAGAGGGGGTGTACTCTTGAACGGGAATGCCCATCGCCCTCAACTCAAAGATGAGAGGCATCCCGGCGGCTTTTCCTTCAACAATGAACGCATCCGGCTTCCAGCGCTTCCACTGCTCCATGGCAGTTTTCTTCAGCGCCGGAAATTCGAGTCTATCCTACATGGCATCGAGAAGTACGATATTGGCAGCAGCCTTCCCGTCATCGCCATCTCTGTAGAAAACCCCCCATGTAGTGAGGGCTGAATAATCTGCGCGCTCTGATTTCAAGAACGCTGTATCCCAGGACTGTATAATGAACTCACATTTGGGAGGATCTCTAGGCTCCCAGTCCTTCCACCACTCTCTCTTTACAATCGCACCCTCTTCCGAGGTGGGATCCTGCTGGTACTGGGCTTGCCACTTGGATACGGGGAGTTCAGCCTTTAGCTTTTCAAGCTCTTCAATCTTCCAGAACCCAGGCCAAAGGGATTTGCCAGACGGAAGGATGGCAGGGAGTTCAATCATCTCCCACTCATCTACACCGCTTCTCTCAATGGAGGCCCGGGTGATCTGACCTGTGAGATCCCTCTTGTGCCACCGGGTCATCACAATCACAATGGCACCACCGGGCTGGAGTCTCTGCCGGGGTCCAGATGTATACCATTCGTATACACGGTCAAAGACCGCCCCGTCCACACTCTGCCCTTCCTGTTCCGAGTGGGGGTCATCAATGATCAGAAGATCAGCACCCTTACCCGTTACAGCACCACCCACACCAATAGCGAAGTACTCACCGTTATCTGATGTGTTCCACCGACCCGCAGCCTTTGAATCTGCCTGGAGTCCAACTCCTGGGAAGATCTCCTGGTACTCCGGGCTACCTACGAGGTTTCTAACCTTACGCCCAAAGCCCACCGCGAGTTCCGCAGTATGGGAGGTTTGGATAACCTTCCCACCCGGGTTCCCACCTAAGAACCATGCCGGTAACAGGTAGGAAGCAAACTCACTCTTCGTGTGGCGAGGAGGCATATTGACAATCAGCCTCTTCAACTCCCCCTTGGCCACTCTCTCAAAAGCTCTTGCCATCAAACCGTGGTGATGACCCTCAATGAACCCGGGCCATACGTTCTTCACGAACTTGATGAAGTCCTTCTGGGAAGACTCCCTCTTCTTTATCTCAGCTAAGTGCTTTAGGAGATCCTTGACCCTCGCAAGGGACTCAGAGTCTAACTTCCCCAGCTTATCCAGGTATTGATCAACCAGTTGTGCTCCGGGCAAACCTCCCCCAATAACCCCGGTTACCTAGTAACTATTAAGAGCGAATACTGGGTAACTGGTTTGAAATCGACCTAGCCCGGTAACTTGAATACTAGATCTTTTTTTCAAAAAGAAAAAAAACCGGTCTAGTGAACGGTAACGCTCTACCGTGTTGCCACCGGTTTTACCGTGTTGTTATTCTGATTATAACAATCTACCCCACTTGATGAGTTCGTCAAGTGGAAATCCTTTACTGGTATCACTTTTCCAAAAGCTCCAGGTCATCACCGTAGATAACACCCTTTTCATCAGAAAAGAACTGTACCGGCGATGGCCAGTTACCAGTATGCCATTCATCCAGAATGTCTAATGCCTCACAAAACTCCTCTATGAAGTTGTCTGAAGATAGGTCTAGTTGGATATGGATTATGGCCCCCCTACTCACTTTCAAGGACATCCCCCAGTATCTCCTCTATCTCTGCCATAGTTTCAGCATCAGACTTGGGCATCTTCTCTGCTAGTTCCATTCTCTCCGAGAACATGCCTGCTTCCAGACCCAATAGTCTAAGCGCAGCCACTCTGGAGGAACTGGGAGTGTTGGGATCATCCACTTCACCCCATAGCTTCCTATGAACAGCCTGTCGTTCGGCAATTTTAGTTCTGGCTCGCTCCCGTTCAATCTTATCCTTAGCTCTATCCAGAGCTTGGGTCACTCCTGGGTGTGCGTGTAGCCTGCTGGCCTCTATCCGGATCGCCTTGGGTGACATTTTGCCACAATCATAGGCTTCCCTGTACGCATCAGAGTAACTCTTGATATCTGGGTTAATCAGTGCATCCACAAACGCTTGTTGCTTCTTAGTTAGTACTTTAGCCACCCTTATCACCTCCTCCGGTTTAGGTAATGTAACACATGGTCAAAATGTTTTCAAATTTTGATATAAT